GTGGTTTAATGATACATTTATGAAGAACTTCTTAAAAGGTATTGATTTAACTGCGGCTATGCCACAGATACAAAAGATTCTTGACAATATGGGTGCTAGTTATAAGGCTGGTACTATAGCAAAAGATTTGCAGAATATTGCCATGATCGCTTTTGCCCAGTCAGATATGGGTAAGGGTCTGGACAAAGACTCTCAAACAGCATAAAATGAAATTTAATAACGAACAGGAATTCTTTCAGCATGTCAGAGAGTCACTTGCTAGATTAACTGCCGACCATCAGGCGTTAATAGAAGCAAAGGGTCACTTAGACCATCCTGAAGATTTAATTGTTTTAGATGGTGTAGCAGGTGCTAACCGCGCACTTAAGGCTATACAGGACACAGCAAAAAATCCTAAGACTATCACTATCAAGTGGGACGGATATCCTGCATTAATATTTGGTCATGGTGCTGATGGAAAATTCAGCATCATGGACAAGCATATGTTCAACAAAAAAGACGGTGCAGGTAGAAGAATCTATAGTCCAGAAGAATTTATACAATATGATCAAGCAAGAGGAGTAGATCGTGGTGAACTTAATAATCTCATTACAAACATTTGGCCCGGTCTCGAAAAGGCAAGTCAGGGAACTAAGGGCTACTACTGGGGCGACTTGCTATTCGGCAAACCGCTCAAAGATGAAAAGGGTTTATACAAGTTCAGGGCGAATCCTAACGGTATAGCATATACAGTAGACGCAGATAGCGATATAGGTAAATTACTAGCAGGTAAGTCTGCTGGCATAGCAGTACATCAATATCTAAGCCCGGACGCTGTTACAACTGATGATGCGAGTCCACTCAACGGCACTATAGGTCAATTAAAGAACAATAGCGATGTCGCTATAGTTCCGAGTGCGATGCCTACAACACCTAGTGTGAAACTAGACAATCAACTAGTATCAAATGTTAAATCTGCTATAGCAAAGAACGGGCAAGCCGTAGAAAAGTTAATGTCTACTGCGCCGCAAGCAAGAAACACATTCAATGGATTATTCACTACATTCATCAATAAGCAAATTGTAGCAGGTGATGTCAGTAATATGAGCGAAAAATTCATGGAGTATTTTGAAACAAGACCCATGACTCCTAGTATGAAACAGAAGTTATCAGATCATTTAAATGCTAACAAAGCAGGTATAGTTGGATTATTCACTATATGGGCCGCTGTTTATGCATTAAAACAAAGTATCGTAGAACAGTTAGCGGCTGCTGCCGAACAAAGCCCCGTAAAGGGCTATCTACAATCAGGTAAGCAGAGCCAAGAAGGATTCGTAAGTCAAGGTCTTAAATTCGTAGACCGTATGGGCTTCTCTGCTCAAAATCTTGCTGGCCAACGCTAGCCAAACCATCATTTTTTCTCTCCAGGCATAAATAATAGTATGAGCCTAAAGGGTTCACAACATTAGGAGATTTAAAAATGGCACAATTTGCAAAAGTCAATGGTGACTTTCAACAGGTATTATGGTTAGATGCACCAGAGTATACAAACGCTGGTCTTAACGCAGTTAACTCAGGTAAGACTGTTCAGCCGCAAGGCCCAAAGTTAGACTTTGGTACAGTTACATTCACAGGTATCGCAACACCAACTGGTGCTGATCTTGCAATCGCATTTCAGACTATCCAGCAGTTAGCAACTGTGTATTTGTTTGAGTTCACAGAAGTTGGTGCGAATACTGACACATTGGCAGTAGGCGTTTACCCAACTGGCGCATGGGAGTTCACAAACGGCGGTTCCTTAGACGTAGCATTAACTGCTGCCCTAGGTTATGCTGTAACTACAGCTGCATCAGCAACTTTCACTAACTAATAATTAGTTTAAGTCAAGCGACACAAAGGCCCGAGAATTAAATTCTCGGGCTTTTTTACGGCTTTAAATACAGGATGAGCCATAGGATTTCATGTCACACATTATTCGATATCACAAAAACAGGTGTGCTGAACCGCGCTAGGCCTAACGTAGATGTAACAGATAGCAATGACTGGTTTCGAAAGCGTAATACGCAATGTAATTTCGATACGATATTACAAGTCATATCATTAAGAGCGCAGCCTGATGTAGTCAATGACCCTGTAATGAAGTTGATGGACCTAAACAAAGTTGATTATTTTGGTAATACGTTGAAAGAGAAAAAAATACCGGTATGGACTTTTGACTTTGAAATACAGCACGCCAGCGTTTTTAATGATGGGATATCAGAGTTAGGTGCGCTTTATAAGGATTGTGAGAATGTACCCATGATACGTTGTGATAGTCAATGGATAAATGCAGGCGAGAAGTTAGACGCAACTTCTGAAACCAGAAACATATATTTCACTAAATATTAGTATGAACAGAAACAACTTTATTAAAGAGATAAAGGAACTTTTCATCGTGCAAGAAGACGACGGAAGTTATAATGTATTCGGCACCTATCTGATAAAGAAGAAAGGTGAATTATACCTGTTGTCCTTAATAAATGACACTTCATTCGTCCCCTTAGACTTTTCATCATTGCGATATGCTATCACTTATTGTGTATTCGACAAGAATCATAAGATTAGGGAAAACAAGCGATTGTATGAGTTGGATAAGACTATAGGTGCTTTAAATGTCGATATAGCGCAACATGAAAAATTAGTCGGAAAGAGGCCGATACCGGACAAGTACATTTATGTAGCCAAACTATATGAAGACAGATTAAAGAAACGCAAGTTTATAAAGGAAATAGAGCAATTTACTGCTTTTTCCAAACATCTACAGACCACTAAATACAATCAATATCAGGACGTAAAGTCAACGGTTTCTGATAAATACATCTATTAATATGGAATTAACACCATGAAACTAAACGATTTCGACACAAAACAAGTTGCTGTAAAAGCTCTTAAAGAAAACTTTGATATAAACTTAGATATCGCACGCCTAACACGCGGGCAGACTAAGACTATGTTAGAGAGAGTATATAAACTCATGAAAGAAGCCAAGGCACGTCCTGACTTCTATAAGAACCAACAAGAATCTTCATTCATGAAGTTGGTTTTCATGTCACAGGCTTTGACCGAACATTATCAGTCTACTAAAGAGGCTAAGATTGTTATTGAAAACCAAGAAGTAGAAAAGTCACAAGTAATCCTAGCGGCACAGGACATGATCAATAGTCTTCAAAAAATGATTGAAGAAGTTAATGATATGCTTGTCAAGGAACTACCTGCATTGACAGACAGCATACAGTCAGAGATCGGTGTTAACGAAGCAAGCACTTTTAACCAGGCAGCAAGTGAATCACTTACTACACTAAATCAGACATTAAGCCAAAGCAAGCAATCATTGCAAGGCGCGATGAATGCTATGACTGGTCAAGGTGATATGGCTGCATTAGGTGCTCCCCCAGAAGGCGGCGAAGAGATGGCCGTTACTGATATCGCAACACAACCTACACCAGGTGGCGGCGAAGAAGTGATGGGCGCTGAGATGACTGCGGATATTCCTGCAGATGACATGGGCGGTGAGATGCCTGATGAAGAGCCAGAACAAGGACCAACAGGCGGAGTAGGCAGAGAAAAGAGGTAATCAATGCGCCTCTTTGAATTTGTTACTGATCCACAATTAATCAGATTGATCGCCGCAACTGATCAATTAAAGATGGCACTTGATAAAGGTGAGATCACACAAAATATTTCAGTAGGAGACCTTCAGGACTTTTTTAAACAAGTAACTGATGGTCAACTCATCCTTAGCCGTGAGGATTTATACGGCATGATTCAGAAGAAGCCTCTGAAATCAATCATATCAAACATTCAAGGTGATGAGGTCGTTTTCAAAGGCATAGCACCTGCGACACAAACCCCACCGGCACCCCCTCCAGAGCAAAGTAAAGAAGTAGTTGACAAAATGGCACAAAATGCCATGAAGTGATTTATTTCGGAATTTCATAATTACACATTAAATATTCGCATGATGCGAAAAAAGTTAATGGTGTGTGGATGCAGTTTTTCTGCGACTACGGTTGCTGAAGAATATTGGGGAACTCATTTTAGTGAGATATTGTCTAAAAGATTAGATTGGGATCTAGTCAATCTAGCCTACGCCGGTTGTAGCAACGGCGGCATAAGATTACAGATAGAAGAAGTTATCAAGCAGAAACCTGATTTCGCTATAATCATACCTACATTTTATGATAGGACTGAGATACCTATTCATACACTTAAATTAGATTGGTCTAAGGTCGTGTGGAATATATTAGATAAGATCACACGAAGTCCTTCAGCATATGATCCAGATCGAGGTATAGAGAATATCAATTATAAAAACAGTACCAATCCTGCTTTGATATGTGAGAACTATAACAGCATCACACATAACTGGGATCATCCATACAGAAAGAGAAAAGCCATATCTGAAGAGGCAGTAAAAGCCGTTAGAGATTATGTCTCATATCTATATGATCCGGGCTGGAAGAAGCAACAGGATCAATGGATCATAGAACATGGATGCTTGGAACTAGTTAAAAATAACATACCATTCATCATGATTCCTACTATGTCTTTATGGCAGGGTGATACTAAGTTGCGTCTATTAGATGAGAAATATTATACTACCGACTCTGATTATTGCCCTTGTGTAACTCATGCTAAACCTGAATATTCGTTTGGACAATTCGATACAGAAAATGCTAAAGATCCTGGATATCACACAAACGCTGATGGACAAATATATCTAGCAAATAAATATCAAGAACTAATGAGAGAACGTTGGGGAATTTATGATTAATTTAGTGACAGTAACCTATAATCTTGAACGACATTTATCAAGATTACAAGCAGAAAGTTTACAGAATTATGTCGAGCCTTTAAGACATTGGATAATAGTAAATGAAGAAAAGGTAGATGTACACGCATGGTATGAGTATCTAAAGCCTTATTACAAGCATAATGAACTTTATATATTACCTAGAAGATATTTGTGTAGCGATCCTAGAATCAACACTATAAGAGGTTGGGCTAGTCAACAAGTATTAAAG